TTATAAAATTTTGTTCAATTTATCCAGCATTTCACGCCTAGATTCAGAGTATATATGGGCATAAGTTTTTCTTAATTCACTAACAGAATGGCCCAGCCTTTCTGCGATCAGCTGATCATCTACACCGGCACGAATCAACAGAGTCGCATGGGAGTGCCTAAAGCCGTGAGGGGAGATAGGTGGAACACCAGCAACCTGGATATATCTCTTCAAAGCAACAGCCAGTCTGGGCGCCAGAAGTGGCTTTATATGGCCAAACACAAACCAGGAGGACGAGAACCCGTCCTTCTTTTGTTGCTCGCTATAGCGACGCCTTAAGCAATCTAGAAGGGTATCCTGTAGATCAATATATCTGTTTGAGTTTTTAGATTTAGGTGGAGTAATCTCCCACGGAGCTGATTCCGTTTTTATCGTTAATGTTTTAGAAATATGCACCCGGCCTCTGCCTAGATCAACATCCGACCATTGGAGGGCAAACATTTCAGATTTACGGACACCAGTGCCATACATAAACATAAAGACATCACGCCAATACGGGTCGTCTACGCAGGATATAAAATAAGTAAAGGTTTCCTGCTCCCAGAACAACAGACTCTGATCTTTCAGGTTCCGTTTATCTTTCACGATAGGCAAAGATCTGCACGGGTTGACTTCAAGATATCCAAGCCTCACAGAATAGGAAAGAATAACGGAAAGCGTATCTAAAATGCCATTTAAAGTGGGGGCAGCATAAAGCTGACCGTTTGGTTTTTTCTTTTGAAGCAGACGGTTTCTCCACTGATCCAGAACGGGAGTCGTAAGCGCCGTAAGCTTCAAGCTTCCCAAATCATCACGGATGTGATTTCTATAAGTATGTTCGTGCGTATAGAGAGTGGATCCTTTTACGGACATATTCTTTGCGTTTTTGCAGTATAACTGAAACATTTCATTCAAAGTGATAGAAGGCCGAGAGGTAGTCATTTCCAGACGGAAGGCAAACTCGGCCTCTTTTGCTTCCTTTTTCGTTTTGAAACCTCGACGACAATATCGCTGAGTCTTTCCGGTAATATCTTTACAGGAACCATAGAACATCCAGGTCCCCCTTTTTGTGTCCTTTTGCTGAGCCATAAGAGATTATCTCCTTTTATAATTTCTACGAAAAGCGACTAAAACACCCAACACTTGAACCTGATCATGAAAGTCGGCCGTCGAGAAGAGAGTCCCAATCGCATACGGACTGGCAGTACGTAAAGCAATCTGATTCGTTTCGTTATGCGTAATAATAAAGCGCAGCATGGCTTTACCTTGATATTTCACTAGCATAGGCACACCAGCACGAATAGCACCTGTGGCACGGATCAGGCAGACGTCGCCCTTGATAATATCCGCCTTATACATAGTTTCATCAGGCATAACATAAATATAATCCGCCGTGACGTCTGTAGCCGTAGATGTAAAGATCGAAGAACTTTTTGATTGAGAGACAGCCCCGTCTTCAGTAATCAAAGACAAAAAGCGAACAGGCTTTACTGCAGAATCTTCAAAGGCTGCGCTCATCAGATCAAAAGGTTTCAGGTTGAAGCGCTCTGCAATTTTTACAATCATATCTGGCCTTGGCGCTTTAGTGCCAACCTCCCAACACCGTACGGTGTTATAAGAAACACCACAATACTCGGCCAAATCTCTACGACTAACCCCAGACTCTTTCATCAGCTCAGGGAGCTTGGATGATAAAGCATCATTCAATTTACTCATACTTACACCTCCTAGGTTCATATTAATCTTTTAGGTTTAAAATGTAAATAATAAAAAACGCAAAATAATAACTGTAAAAGTTTGACAAAATATGTTCATAGCTGTAAACTGTAGGCAATTAGGAAAATAACTTTTAAGAGAGAAGGGAAAACCGATGGGATAGAGGAACTCAAAAAGAAAATCGAATTCATGCTCCAGACTATGGACCAAAAGGGTCTTGAACAGGCCTATAAAATCCTACAAAGAATCTGGATCAGACACGGAACACAGCAATAGAACACACACGGAAGAGCGCAGGACTTGGAAACAGGTTCTGCGTTTTTCTTTTTATAAAAAGACGAGTAACAACCTAAACAGGATTACTCGTCTTTTTTTTCTACAAGATTATCAATAAGCTGCATTACTAAATTAAATTGATCATTAGGCAGACTGTATAGTTTTTTCATAATCCTAAGAGTGTCAGCATCATAGCCTTTTTCAGCTGCAAGCTCTTCAAGTATGGCGTCCATATCATCTATAAACATTTCACCCTTGCCTTCAGTTAACCAGAAATAATCCACGCAATACTTAGAACATATCAATCTAATAGTTCGATCAGACGCGCCGTTTGTATTTCTTTCAATATTACTAAGCGCCCCTCTTGAAAGACCGATAGGTTTCCCAAAGGCCTCACCCGATAGGCCTAGAGCTTTACGAACTTCTTTAATTCGTTCACCCACTGTTTTCATAAGTGCCTCCTTTCAAAAACAGAATACCACTATAGTTTTAAATTGTAAAGTAACAAAACATTTTTTTAAATTTCAATGTTGACAATTGTAAAGGGACGAGCATATAATGACATTGTAAACTTCAGTTACGAAGCATATGGAGGTGAAAAAATGAAAGCATCGCAACATCAGGAAATAGAAAAAACAAGCCTAATTCTTTCAGAAAAGATTCCCAAGCTATCTGAAAGTGAAAAAGCCTTTGTAGAGGGAATACTGACAGGCCTACAAATGAATAAGGCTCAACCAGCCCCAGCAGCCAAGGAACCAGAAAAACAGGAGGTGAAGTAGATGCCTATTGAAATACAACTCATAGTCGCCATGACACTAGCCACGACCTGGTTACTTATAGTCCTCGTGATACTCATGAATATAGACAACTGGCTCTTTGATAGATGGCTAGAAAGAAGGTACAAGAAATGATTAATGACTATCTAGAAAGATTTGAAATCCTAGACGGGTGCTCAGTAATCAGGATAAACGATTTAGACTTGAGCAATTACCCGGTACACGACTGCTCAATAGAACCCCTAGAAAACGGAGAAGTCCGAGTGCATATATCAATGGATTTCATAGCTAAACACACGAGCCTTTATCAGGCGGCAAAAAAATGGGTATCCCAAAAAGGAAACCCCGATGTCAAATTTGAACCTTATTCAGAATAATCTGCTCAGCTATAAGCAGCATAGGAGATTGTATCACGAAAGGGAGAAAGAGAAATGGAACACAAAGCAACAGGCGCAGAGCTTCCAGACTTTGCGGAAGGTATCAACCTTCACGGAGAAAGACTAAGACTGGAAGCATTATACGCAGAACAAAAAAGAATCAGAAAGCAGAAATTCAGATCAGGATTAGTAACGGCCCTAAGCATGGCGCTCATAATCCTGATCATTACGCTAAGCGTAGCAATTTGGATCATGATCTATCAAATGCTTTATTAAAGGAGGTGGTGAGTTTTGCAAGTAGAAAACCTAGCAGCCTACAGATACGAGATGATGGAAAAAGGATATATGAACAAATCCGAGCTATCAAAGTTTCTAGGTTGCGGAAGGAACAAAGGAAGCAAGATCTTCCAGCAGATCATGGAAGACATAAAAAAAGAAGGTCTAGAAAATATCGACAGCAACATTATTCTAACCAAGCGTGCTATTCAGTATCTAGGCCTCACACAAAAGAATATCGTAGAATCCTACGAGCGTTCTATAAAAAAAGGCTAGAAGACCTCGTTCGAAAACGAATAAGGCTCTAGCAATAGAACACGCTTATATTATACAGCACGTGTTCAAAAATACAAGGAGGAAAAAGAAAGAATGAATTTAGACGAAGCAATTGCCCGCACAAAAGAAGCATCTGAAAGTCAACGCCTAGGAGAACTTGGCAGAGAAACCGCTTTGCAGCTTGCAGCATGGCTGGAGGAATTGAAACAGTATAAAGAAGAAAATCAGCCTGAAACTAATCTAGATCATTTCCAACAAGAAATTCTAGAAAAAGGCCTGTGGAATTTAGCGGTAGTCAAAGGGAGACCTGAACGATGTGATCATACTAAATGCATTGACTGCGAACTTAGTAAAGATCGATCAAGAGGATGCCATGAAAAGGTAATGAATTGGCTAAAGCAGCCCCGTAAAGCCCCTGCAATTAAATTAACTAAATTTGAAATCGATTTATTACAAAGCTATTTAAAAAGCAGCCTTTTAAGCGGATACGAGTTTAAAAGTATAGTTATCTTAAAAAGGATGAAAGGAAAAGGGTATTTCAAAGACGTTGATGAGGATGCAACGATTGAAGATATTCTAGCAAATAGCGAAATAACAGAGGAGGACTAAACATGATCACTATTGAAAAAGAAAAACCAGCAAAAAGAGAATTAAAGCTTTTCTCAGTAGAAGTTGCACTAGCGCCAGACGTTGAAGACAAAATGCAAATGGAGGCAAAAATCAAAGGACACTGAGCCGAAATGATGGCCTTTCTTGAAAAGATGGAGGTCGATCCAACAGAATACAAGAAAATTCTAAGACATGCCGCAGAGGCTACGCTTAGAGATTTTGTACAGCAGGTTGTGAACCTAAGCGAAAGTCTAGAAGGCACAGAAATGGAAGAAATGGAGGACTAGAAAATGTATTACCAATTAACATTGCAATTCGCAACAAGCGAAATCGACGACGCTAAAAAAGTGTTGGAGCTAGCCAAAGAGCTAGACCTAAAGCGCGCAGGACTAGAGGAAAAACTGCCTGAGCCTGAAACATTCCCATGGGAAGAAGAAACAAAGTCTCATAAAAATGATGTAAATGAGCCTTCATGCCCGTTGGCCAAAGATTGGACCACACAAGAAGAACCTATTTATGAGACTGTAAAGCCTACACCGGAACCGGTAAAGCCAACGCCTAAACCTGATCCGACTGCAGAACCAATTACATTGGAAGATTTACAGAAAGCCGGCGTCGCTTTTGCCAAAGAAAAAGGCGTGGCCGTACTAAAAGTGTTCCTAACTCAGATGGGTGCAAGCAAGATCTGCGACATTCCTAAAGAGAAATATCAGGAAGCTTGGGAGGCACTACATGCCTAGTCAACACGCAGTCCTTTCTGCCAGTGGGTCCAACAAATGGATTCACTGCCACCCTTCCGCAAGACTGGAGGAACTATTCGAAGAAAAGCCAAGTGCTTACGCAGCAGAGGGAACAGAGGCCCACAGCGTAGCAGAACAGAAACTTCGTAACTGGATCGAGGGACATCCACGAAGAAAAGTAAAAGCTGCAACAGGAGAAATGGACGAGGCTACAAACTTCTATAAGGACTATGTTCTAGAGGTATACAACAAAGAGAAAAAGAAAAGTGATATCGCGGATCTTTTTATCGAGGTACAAGTTGATTTGACTCCATGGATTCCGGAAGGATTCGGAACAAGCGACGCTGTAATCGTAAGTAATCACACGCTCCACGTTATCGATTTTAAATACGGAGAAGGTGTCAAGGTAAATGCCCCACACAATCCACAGCTTACCATTTACGCAGCAGGAGTTATGGCCCTATACGACTGCCTATACGATTTTGAAAAGGTTCAGCTTCATATCGTACAGCCTAGACGTGACCACATCAGCACCTGGGAACTTACTACGCAAGAGCTAGCCGACTGGATGGAAAATGTAGTTAAACCAGCTGCAAAAGAAGCCTGGAACGGAGACGGAGAACAGCAAGCCGGAGATTGGTGCAAGTTCTGCAAGGTAAAACCACAATGCGCAGCACACGCCGCCAAAATGAAAGCAATCAATGAAAGATATCAGAGAATGTGCGGGATGATTTTAACAGATCAGCAAATCGCAGAGCTTTTGCCAGAACTACCTGGACTTATTGACTGGGCCAAAGAGGTACAAGAGTTCGCACTGGATCAGGCGCTAAAAGGAACGCACTACGAAGGATATAAAGTTGTAGAAGGAACAAGCAAAAGAAAGATTACAGACGAGTCTAAGGCATCTGAAGCTTTACAGAACGCAGGATTCGACTACAACCAGATCATGACGCAGCCAAAGCTTCAGACTATCACGGCTCTAGAAAATTTAGTCGGAAAGAAAGACTTCGCAGAAATCGTTGGTGAATATATCGAGAAGCCGCAGGGAAAACCTACATTAGTGCCAGTAAGCGACAAGCGTCCCGCATTTGGAGCAGTAACAAATGACTTCAAAGACGGAATCGATTAAAGACTTGGATGAAAAGATGGTCCGCATCCGAGCCGAGATTCGAAACAGTAAACCAGGACCACACAGAAACGATCTAAAGCGACAGCTTAAAAGCGTAATGCGACAAAGAGTAAAACTAGGAGGAACAGAAAGATGTCACAAGTTAAAACAAAATTAGTAAGATTCTGCTATTGCCATTTAGCAGAACCACGTGCCGTGGTAGAAGGCCAGGACAAGAAGTATAGCCTTAATATTCTAATCGACAAGGAAGATAGGGAGACGTTAGCACGTATCCAGAAAGCCTACGAAGAAGCTGTACAAGAAGGAATTAAGAAGTTCGGCCAATCCTTCAAGGGAAAAGTAACACCGCTAAAAAAAGCGCCAGGAGTCGGTTCAAGAGGTATAATCACTGACTGCGACGCAGACGAGAAATTCAGCGCGCCAGAATTCAAGAACAAATACATGCTATCCGCTAAAAGTAATAGACCTGTGTCTGTAGGCTACCGTAAAAATGGAGTTACATACGCCTATTCATCTAAAGAGGAGATTGAAGAAAACGTATACTCTGGATGCTATGGAGCTATCAATTTCAATCTATACCCATATACCACAGTAGGAACGGGAATCGCTGCAGGCCTTAACAGCGTTTTAAAAGTAAAAGACGGAGAACCATTAGGAGGACACTCAAGTGTAACCGCAGACTTCGGCGACGCTTCTGAGTTTGATGAGGAAACCGGAAGCGACGACCTAAGTGCCTTATTGTAAAAAGCCCATACTGCATATCGACCTGGAGACCTACTCCAGCGTCGACCTTGCAGCCTGCGGGGTTTATAAATACGCAGAAAGTTTAGATTTCAAAATACTTCTATTCGGATACGCCTGGGGCAATGATCCAGTAGAAGTTTTAAATTTAATGGAAGAAGATCTGCCTTTTTCTTTAGTATCAGCGCTAGCGGATGAAAGCATAACGAAGGTGGCACACAACGCAAACTTCGAACGAGTATGTCTAACCAGATACGTCAAGGAGTACGCGAAACGAGATATTCTAGGAGAAGCAGTAAAAAAGAAGCTAACAGAGGATGGATTCCTTCCACCAGAGCAATGGAAAGATACTATGATCATGGCTGCAGAGAACGGCTACCCTTCCAGTTTAGGACAACTAGGACCTGCACTGGGGATTGAAGAAGACAAGGTGAAACTGGCTACGGGTAAAAGGCTGATCCAGTATTTCTGTAAGCCTTGCAAGCCAACAAAAGCCAACGGCGGAAGATGGAAGAACCTACCTGAGCACGACCCGGAGAAATGGAATCTTTTCATAGAATACAACAAGCGCGACGTGGAATCAGAACAAGCCATTTATAACAAGCTAAATAACTTGATACCTGTATCTGATCAGGAATGGGAAAACTGGCACAGGGACCAAAGGATAAACGACAGAGGAATTCACGTAGATACGCAGATCATAAAAAACGTTCAGTCCTATAGTCTAGATCATGGAATGGCGCTCATGGATGAAGCAAGATACATCACAGGCCTAGAAAATCCGCAAAGTGTAGCACAGCTAAAGAAGTGGATCCTTGACCAGGAAGGACATGACGTCGAAAGCTTGAACAAGGAAGCCGTGAAAGACCTTCTAAAAGGTACGCTAAGGCCAGAAACAAGAAGAGCCCTAGAGATACGCCAGGAGCTCGGGAAAACAAGCGTCAAGAAATACGACGCCTTCCAGAGAGCGTGCGGAGAAGATGACCGCATCAGGGGAACCTTTCAATTCTTTGGAGGAAGAACCGGAAGATGGGCCGGACGCTTGATCCAACCGCAGAACTTCCCACGGCCAAGCTTTGACGAGGTAGACGAACCAAGAACACTCGTGAAGGAAGGCAACTTCGAACTTTTAGAGCTCATCTATCCAAGCATGAATGATGTATTCGCTACGATTCTAAGAACCGTAATCACACCACCCGAAGGCAGCAGCTTTATAGTAGCCGACTACTCAGCCATAGAAGCTCGAGTGATTGCCTGGCTAACAAGAACAACATGGCGCCAGGAAGTCTTCAAGAATGGCGGAGACATCTACTGTGCATCAGCCAGTCAGATGTTCGGAGTGCCCGTAGAAAAGCACGGAATCAATGGACATCTAAGACAAAAGGGAAAGATTGCCGAACTTGCCCTCGGATACGGAGGCGGAACGGCAGCACTGGAAGCCTTCGGAGCTAGCAAGATGGGGCTAAGCCCAGAACAGCAGCATGAGATTGTAATCAAATGGAGACAAGCCTCACCACGTATCAAGGACTTCTGGTACTTACTAGGCAGAGCCTTCGAGGATGCAATCACAGATGGAAAAGTCACGACCCTAGACCGAAATATGAAGGTTTTCAAAAACAATGGAAACGTTTATATTCAACTACCTAACGGACGGATCATTGGCTATGTCACTCCACGAATCAAGGATGGCCAGGTATCCTTTTTAGGATTGAACCAGACAACACGAAAGTGGGAGTGGACCAACACCTGGGGCGGAAAACTTACGGAGAACGTGGTTCAGGCTATCGCAAGGGACTGCCTATGCGAAACACTAAAAGGCTGCGACGAGATCGGAGCTAAAACAATCATGCACGTTCACGACGAGGTTATATGCGAAGTACCGACGGAAGAAAAAGAAACAAAATTCAAACAACTGCTAGACGTAATGGCTAAGCCGATCAGCTGGGCGCCAGACTTGGTTCTAGTAGGAGATGGATTTATATCCGATTATTACAAGAAGGACTAAAAATGAAAATAGATAAGCAAGATTTAATTATAGCCTTGATCTATATCACCGCAGCACTGATCATTCTAAGCATTTTGAAGGAAGTGTTCGGCTTAGATATAGCACAAGCACCAAGGCTAGGAGGATAGAACATGAGTATTAAATGGACACAACAGGAGGACAACCTTCTAAAGCAGCTAGACGCCCTAGGCTATAGCAGCTCAAAGATTTATAAAGAATATGGCTCTATATTAAAGAACCGAAGTCAAAACGCTATAGCTCTTCGTCTAAGCTATCTACACAAACCACCCGAAGAAAGACGAAAGGAAGACATGGCCAGCTTCGACAATGCGGACATGCTAGAAAAAGCAATCAATCAGGCCGCAGACCGTATCTGCAACCGCCTGGACAATATCGCAAACGCTCTAGCTGTAATCTGCAAAGATATGGAAAGCGGTACAGAGGACGCCAGCAAGCACGCTGAACGCGCTACAAAGCTTCTAGAAGAGATCAAGGCAAATGGAACACTCCAGCAAGGAACACAGCAAAGTATCAAACACGAGCTTCAGAAAGTGGCCTATCGGGGAAATAAGAAATGGAATATGAAATGAAAAGAAAGCAGAGAATCTTTTATATTCTAGCGGAAGAATAGACAGGAGGCTGAAGGATGTGCAAATAGCAACCTGCAAAAATAGAAAACAAAAGCAATATTTCAACCAGGAAATGTCCTGGGAGGAATTCACAAAAAAACTAAAAGAAACGACCCGAACAAAAGAGACGGTCGAAGAATATAGAAACATGACGAAGGACCAGCAGTCCAATATCAAGGATGTCGGTGGATTCGTAGCCGGAGAACTAAAGGACGGTAGACGAAACAATCAAAGCGTTCTATCACGTAGCATGATCACGTTGGATGCTGACTTCGCAGACAAAGACTTTTTAGACTTGATCCGAATAACGTGCGACTTTTGCAGCGTGATCTACTCAACGCATAAGCACACACCGGAAAAGCCAAAATACAGATGGATCCTGCCCCTACAAAGAGGAGTATCACCGGAAGAGTACGAGGCAATCGCTCGAAGGATTGCAAGTACTATCGGAATGGAATACTTCGACGACACAACGTATCAGCCAGCACGAATGATGTTCTGGCCTAGCACCAGCAAGAACGGAGAATACATCTGTGAACAACTAGGGGACAAGAATGAGTACCTGAATCCGGATGACATCCTGGCGCAGTACAGAGACTGGCATGACATCAGCTACTGGCCTCGCTCGAACAGAGAGACAGAACTGCATCACAGCGACATTAGACACCAGGAGGACCCTTTATCTAAGTCCGGATGGATTGGTGCATTCTGCAGGGCCTACACGATCCAAGAAGCGATTGAGACCTTTATTCCAGAGGAATACACGCCGACAGAGGACCCGAACCGCTGGACCTATACGAACGGATCAACAGCCGGAGGCCTAGTCATCTATGACGATAAGTATGCCTACAGTAATCACAATACGGACCCGACAGGGCAGCAGCTATGCAACGCCTATGATCTTGTAAGGATACACAAGTGGCCAGATGACGAAAAGAGCACAGAGAAGATGCAAGACTTGATGTCGTCAGACAAGAACACCAAAAAGCAGTTGATCGAAGACAAAAAGGAACGGCTCCATGAAGACTGGGACGATTTCAAGGACGACACCGCGAGGGGTTCGCAAGGAGTAGAAGACAGTAAAGAAGAAGTAGACGAGGACTGGCTGGATGCTATGGACATGGACAAGAAGGGAAACTTCAAGCCAACTACAGACAACATAGTCCGCATACTTTTAAATGACCCAAAGCTTAAAAACGGAGTTGGAGGAAATGACCTATTCGCACAGAAACCCGTCAAGAAGGGAAACCTGCCCTGGTGGAACTACAACCCAAGCGACCCGACCTGGACAGATACGGACGACGCAAGCTTCCGATACTATCTAGAAAAGAAATACAACATTGTCGCCAAAGGAAAAGTGGATGACGCCATAGCCTACGTCCAGGAGAGAAACAGCTTTCACCCAGTACGAGACTATCTAGACACACTAGAGTGGGACGGCATACCAAGACTAGACACGCTATTTATAGACTATCTAGGAAGCGAGGACTCAGAGTACAGCAGAGCGGTCGCAAGGAAAGCTTTTACCGCAGCCGTGGCCAGAATCTACACACCAGGATGCAAAATGGACTATATGCCGGTACTCGTAGGACACCAGGGAATCGGAAAGAGCCACATGCTAAGCATCATGGGCGGAGATTGGTTCTCAGATTCAATCACAACAATTTCAGGGAAAGAAGGATACGAAGCCCTGCATGGATCGTGGGTTATTGAGTGGTCCGAATTATCTGCAGCCAGAAAAGCCGATATCGAGTCCATGAAGCAGTTTATAAGCAAAAGGGACGACCGATACAGAAAAGCATACGCAAGAAGGGTTACTGATAATCCAAGACAGTGTGTGTTTTTTGGAACTACGAATGATGATGAATTCCTAAGAGACTATACAGGAAACCGAAGATTCTGGCCGATCAACACGGATATATCGAAAGCGAAAAAGATTGTGTTTGATGATCTTCCAAAAGAACGAGACCAGATCTGGGCTGAAGCTAAGCAAAGATTCAAGGACGGAGAGAAGTTATTCCTTCAGGGCGAAGCTTTGACCGGAGCCGAACAGATGCAGAAAGAGCACACGTTTACCAGTGTCCGAGAGGACATGGTCCGGGATTATCTAGACAGAAAGCTACCAGAGGGATGGAAAGATATGGATTTATATGCCAGAACCCAATGGCTAGAGGACCCAAAAAACGAGGGAACAGAGGAACGAACAAGAGTCTGCCTTTTGGAAATTTGGTGCGAAGTTTTGAATGGATCAAAGAATAAATTTACACCCGTGGACCAGAGAGAACTCAAGGCAATCATGGAAAGCATAGGATGGGTTCGTACTAAAAACCCGTTAAGATTTGGAGGTATTTACGGACGCCAGAAAGCTTATGTACCTCCGCAAGAGGCTTATTTATACAGCCAATAAAGTGGCAACGTCTGACAACGCACTCAAAAAATCAAGGTGGAAACGACGGCAACGAGCAAACAACGCTAAAATTTATGCACTGTTGCCGGAGTATCACCGCATAAAATAGGGACATCATATATATCTGACAACGAGACAACTATAAATTATCTAACTTAATAAATATATAATATATATAGTGTAATACAGTATATGCGTATATATATGCGCGCGAGAAAATATAGTATATATATATAAAGTTTCTGGAGCGTTGCTTTTGACACCAGGGTGCCACCCCTAAAAATCAACTAGAAAAGGAGACACAGAAATGGAAAGAAATCACATCAGAACATATCGAGGTTTTATGGTAGAAATAGACGCAAGAGTCAACCAGGCAACAATGGACCGATATGGTATCCAAAATCAGAGCCTGGTCGCTATGGAAGAACTATCAGAACTGCAAAAGGCTGTATCTAAACTGGTACGCTATCCAGAAGAAAGAACAAAGCCTTTTGATTTCAAAGGACTAAGAAATAACCTGATCGAAGAAATGGCGGATGTATTGATTTGTATGGACCAGCTTATCGAGTATTATCAAATCGAAAGACATGAGATTCAAGAACTTATTCAAGCAAAACAGGAAAGACAAGCTAAAAGGCTAGAGGAGGAATAAAACATGAAAGAAAATAGAATGTATATCAAGTGCGACCGATGCGGAAAAGAAACATCAGTCGGAATCGAAAAGAGCAAGATTGAAAACGGAAAAACAATCGAAACCTGGAAAGGACTTCCAGAGGGCTGGATCACAACAATTGACAACAAAGATTTGTGTCCAGAATGCGCCGAGCGGTACCGCGAACTTCAAAAGAAGTTCTTCCAGAAATGATAGAAAATCAAGTAGAAAACTATCTGATCAAAAAGGTATCAGCACTAGGCGGTAAAGCCTGGAAGTTTGTAAGCCCAGGAAACGCAGGCGTGCCGGATAGATTGATCACATATAATTCAAAGGCTTTCTTTGTAGAAGTAAAAAGGCCAGGCGGTAAGCCTAGAGCCCTACAAAAAGCCACAGTAGCCCAAATAAGGGCAACAGGTATGAAAGTATACTGCATCAGCACAAAAGCCCAGGTGGACGAATTAACGAACCTGTTGAAACTAGGAATCATACCGGAGGAGAAAAGATTTGACAGAATTTAGACCTCACAGCTATCAAAAGAAGGCTATCAACTTCGGACTGGATCATAAGAAGTGTGGCCTTCTTCTCCCTATGGGAGCTGGAAAGACTGTAACCACGCTAACGATCATCAGCCTTTTAAAACTAATCGACATAGAAAAAGTTCTAATCATTGGCCCTGTGCGCGTAATAAAAAGCACGTGGCCCGAAGAGATAGAAAAGTGGGATCACACTAAGGACTTGAGCTATTCAATCATAGCAGGCACTCCAAAGCAACGTGAGAAAGCACTGCAACAAAAGGCAGACATTTATCTCATAGGCAAAGAGAACGTTACCTGGCTAGTAGACAACAAATACTTTGACTTTGACATGGTAGTGATTGATGAATTATCAACTTTCAAGAATCCAAAAAGCCAGAGGTTCAGAGCCCTAAGAAAAGTTATGCCGCTAGCTGACAGATTTATAGGCCTAACAGGAACACCGGCACCGAAAGGAATCCCGGACCTTTGGAGCCAGATATATCTGATTGACCAGGGAGAAAGATTAGGTCGAACGCTAACTCAGTTTCGAGAAAGATATCTAATTCCAGGAAGAAGAAACGGGATGATCGTATACGATTGGAAGCCAAGACCAGACGCAGAGGAAAAAATATACAAGAAAATAGGTGACGTATGCATGAGTCTGGATCAGGCAGACTGTGCCAAACTTCCACCGGTTCAGTACTTAAAAAAATCAATCGAACTACCTCAAAAAGCAATGACAGAATACCACGCTTTCAAACGTGAGAAGGTTCTGGAACTAGACAACAACGAATCACTGCTAGCAGCCAACGCTGGAGTGCTATGCGGTCAGCTGCTACAAATGACATCAGGAGAAATCTATAAACGCGATCAGCTAGGAAATAAGCTCGAAGAAGTAGCGACCCTTCATGCGGCTAAACTTGAGGCACTAGACGACTTGATCGAATCCGCGAATCAGAATCCGGTGATGGTGTTCTATTACTTCAAACACGAACTAAAACGAATCAAGGAACATCTGAAGAAACAGAAACTGGAAGTCCGCAGCCTTGAGAACGAGGACGACGTTCGAGACTGGAACGATGGAAAGATAGACGTGCTGCTTTTGCATCCAGCTAGTGCCGGACACGGACTTAACCTTCAACGTGGTGGACATATCGCAATCTGGTACACACTTCCAAACTGGAACCTTGAACTGTATCAGCAGGCAAATGCCCGAATCTACAGACAAGGGCAGAAACAAAACGTGACAATTTATCAGATCATAGCTAGAGGCACAGTAGACGAGGACATGCTGAATGCACTAGAACACAAGAACATAACACAGAAGGCTTTGATCGAAGCTTTAAGGAGGTAAAACATGACTTATGATGAATTAATTCCAGAACTAAAAACGGTGCGCTACTGCTGCCACCGTTTGATTGAATTGAATCAGGAATTGGAAGTACTAAACCACCAGACAACAGGTCTTGCAAAGTCTGGAGGAATCGAACTGACCGCAGAACAGAAAAGAAGCAAGTGGCCTATGCCGACATACCAGCATCAGTACCACAGCCCGCTCGGACTCTTCGAAGAGATATCAGCCAAAGAACAAGAACTGCATCACTTCCAGAAAAGACTGACGGACCTAAGATGGACAGAACTTCTCGATTTGCAAGATCAGAATATTTTATGGGATCTGTACATTCATAGAATCAAGGCCGAAGAAGTTGCTGAGAAATACGGATACACAAGACGGGGACTATACAAACATCTGATGGCGGAAGTAAAAAAGCTCACAAAAAGCTAAAGAGTTCCCACTGTGTACCACTTTAAAGTGGTATATTAGTACTTGTAAAAGAGGACCGGTAGAAAAAGGCCCTCTTTTCTTTTACCCGGAGCGTCCTCCTTTCCAAAAACGAGTGCTTTCCAGACAACGTCAAACGTCAGCTACGACAAATCATGGACATTAATTTTAGTATTTCAGCGCTCCGGGTAATCATAGACAACAAAGAAGCCTTAGCAGCTAAACAGGATAGACCTCTCATTGGAGAGAACCCTGAGCTGCTAACGCTTCTTTTTTAATACAACAGAGGTGAACACACATGAACATTAAAGACATAAGAACATGCGACCTGAAGCCTTACGAGAACAACCCACGACTCAACGAAGATGCCGTCGAATTAGTCGCGGCATCTATAGACGAGTTCGGATTCAAGCAACCGATTGTTGTGGATAAAGACCTGATCATCATTGCAGGACACACGAGATGGAAGGCAGCACAAAAGCTAGGCCTAGAAACTGTCCCATGCATCCAGGCCGACGATCTAACACCAGCACAGGTGAAAGCCTACCGATTAGCAGACAACAAAGTCGCGGAAGCAGCACAATGGGACCTTGACGCTTTACAGTTTGAACTGGAAGAGCTAGACAACATGGACTTCGATATGGAACCGTTCGGATTTGAAACGGAAACATTCGACGAACAAATCGCGGAGGACGACCACTTCGAGCCAGAGATTCCGGAAGAGCCAACAACCAAAAGAGGACAATGCTGGATGCTAGGAAGGCACAGATTGATGGTCGGAGACAGTACCAAACGCCAGGATGTAGAAAAGCTTTGCAGCGACGCTACTATGGATATGGTCGTAACTGATCCACCTTATAACGTAGCCTTAGGGCAGCATATGAGACCAAGCGAAGCGAAACAGCTACACCGAAGAACCGACGGACTGGTCATTGATAACGACTCATGGGAAGACGACGAGGGCTTTATCGAGTTTTTAAAAGTAGCCTTCGAGAACATGACAGAACAACTTAAGTCCGGAGGTGCCTTCTACATTTGGTACGCATCTACACAGAGTAAGAACTTTCTGGAAGCAGCAGAACGCGCAGGCCTAAACATCCGACAAACCTTGATCTGGAACAAGAACACATTCGCACTGGGTCGCCAGGACTACCAGTGGAAACACGAGCCATGCCTTTACGGATGGAAAGATGGCGCAGCCCATTACTTCGTCAACACTAGAAACCTTGTAACTGTACTCGAAGACACAGAGAACCTGGACATTGACGGTATGAAGAAGGACGAGCTTAAAGACCTTCTAAAATCAATCCTGGGGGGATGCAAGGACACAACGATTCTGGACGAGAAGAAGCCCACGAAATCCGATCTGCATCCGACCATGAAACCAATTCCACTGATTGCAAGACAGATCAAGAACAGCAGCCGAACTGGAGAAAACGTGCTGGACCTATTCGGAGGTTCAGGCTCCACGCTTATGGCTTGCGAACAGCTAGGACGGAGGTGCTTCATGATGGAGTATGATCCACACTATGCCGATGTAATTATCAAGCGCTGGGAAGATTACACCGGAGAACAGGCGGAGCTGATATCAGATGCCTGCTAAGGGATTAGCTGGACGTACAAAAAGCGAAGCGGCCAGACAGCGCAAAGACCCAATGCAAAACCTGAAGCCGTTCACGAAAGAGAACGCAGCAGAGATGGGACGCAAAGGCGGAGCCGCAAGCCAGAAAGTCCAGAAAAAGAAAAAGAAGCTGAAACAATGCCTGGCCGCAATCCTAGAGCTGGAGCCAAGCGAAAGAAATAAAGAGAAGCTGATTGACATGGGATTAGAAGATGATGAGCTCAGCAATCAAATGCTTTTAGCCGCAACCATGTTCAATAAAGCCACACGCGGAGACGTAAGGGCTGCAGAATTCATTCGAGACCTTACAGGACAGCAACCAGTCACAAGTCTAGACAGAGCCCGAACGAAGCTGATGAACGCACAAGCCGAACAGATCAAGAGACAAGGAGACCCTTCTAAAGAGATTACGAAACTGGATCTTTTACTGAAAGCTATGGACACAGTAGCCGGAGACAACAGTGGAACTGACTGAGAAACAGAAAGAGTTCTGGAATCATAAACCAAGCCGCTGGAACATAAAAGAAGGGGCTACACGTAGCGGAAAGACGTGGCTGGACTATTACATCATCCCGAAACGTATTCGAGCTATAGAGGGCCTTCCAGGTCACGTGTTCCTCATAGGAAACACAAAGTCAACACTTGAAAGAAACGTTCTAGAACCCATGCGAGAATTGTATGGCCCAGAACTGGTTGGAAGAGTAAGACCGGATAACACGGTAAAACTTTTCGGTCGTATGTGCTACGCAATAGGCGCAGACAAAGAAAGCCAGGTTACAAAGATACAAGGGGCCTCAGTAGCATATTGCTACGGAGACGAAGTCGTAACCTGGAACAAAAAAGTATTTGATATGCTAAAGTCCCGTCTAGATAAACCGTATAGCTGCTTTGATGGGACGTGCAACCCAGACAACAAGAACCATTGGTTTTTAAAGTTTCTAGAATCAGGAGCTGACATCTTCCGACAGAAATACACGATTGAAGACAACCCGTTTCTGCCGCAGGAATTCGTGGAAAACTTGAAACTCGAATATCGAGGGACAGTCCTATACAACAGATACATACTAGGAGAATGGTGCAACGCGGAAGGGTTACTCTTTCCACAGTTTGCTGATAATCCAGACGAGTGGGAAGTCAAAGAAGAACTCCCACTTTTTAACATGATCAACATAGGCCTGGACATAGGTGGAACACGTTCACATAGTAGCCTGATCGTAACGGGAATCACGGCAGACCTTTCTGAGATTGTAACCTTTGCAGAACGTAAAGTCGTACACGCTAAAGGAACTATAGATGCCGAAAGACTTTGCACAGAGACAGTCGACCTGATCAGAGCTTTATGGATTCAAGGATTTGTGGTATCAAGTGTTTTTGTAGATAACGCAGAACAAGTCATTTTGAACAGTATACGAGTAGCCGTACAAAGGGCAGGCTTTCCAACCAATGTGATGGATTGCCGCAAGATAGACGGAAAGACACGTATTCTGACCTACAACATGTTGCTGAACCGACACAAGATGAAGTTCCAGGCAGTACCTATGGTGGTTGAAAGTTTGAGCACAGCTTTATACGATACAAAATCGAAGGAAGATAAGATTCTGGATGACTTTACAACCGACGTCGATACATTCGACGCCCACTTTTATAGTTGGTCGACATATATGGACCTGATCACAGGAAGGAGTACTTAAATGAAAGTTTTATTCACAATACTAAAGGACTTAGGATATCCTGTGAGCCAGGAAGTCCAAGACTACTACAACAAAATTCAATTCTGGAACGATTGGTGGAAGGGCTACGTTCAAGATTTTCATAAATACGAGATCAAGAACGAAAGCGGAAACTCAAGAGAAGTCAAAAGAAAACAGATGCGCATGGCCAAGAAGGTCTGCGAAGACTGGGCCGATTTACTTCTAAACGATAAGACTAGAATTCTTGTAGAGTGTGATGACCACGGAACGAGCATCACACAAGAATTTTTGACTGGAGACAAAGAAGACCAGAACGGTGGAGTTTTAGGAAACAGCAAGTTCTGGAAGCTAGGAAACAAGGCGGTCGAGAGAGAATTCGCACAAGGGACCGTGTGCTTCTATCTGCAGCTTGTAAATCCAACAGTAAACAAAGGACAGCTGAGTGCCCAGAGCGTACAAATCAAAGCTATCAAGGACGCGCAGAAAATCGTGCCATTGACCTATGACGAGGAAGATATTTCAGAAATTGCATTAGCTAGCGAGTACACACAAAACGGGGAGCGTTTCATGTACATCCAGGTCTTCAAGCAAGAGCAAGAAGGCTACCAAATCTACAACCATTACTTCAAGATCAACAACGTGGCAGGAGACGCCGTAGGCTATGAAAGAGTATCAGCACCACATGGCGAAGCAATCAGCTATAAATTGCCTTGCAAACCGTTTGTTATTTTGAAGCCGAACATTGAAAACAACATAGCAGACGTACCATTAGGGATGTCGATCTACGCAAACGCAATCGACATGCTAGAAAGCTGCGACTTGGCATACGACAATCTATTCATGGATACTTTGCTAGGAAAGAAAAAGGTTTTCATGGATCAGGCGTTATTCAGCATGAAGCCAACAGCCTACGCGATAAACGATAAAGGTGAACGAGTACCAGTAAGGCAAGAACCAGACGTTGGTGCAACTTTGGAAAAATCTCTATACGTAAGTACGGGAACACAAGTAAGCCCAGACAAGCCTCGACTTTTTGAGGAATACAATCCCAGCCTTAGAGTTGATGAAAACAAGGAGAATGTTCAATTCAATCTAAATCTTTTATCAAGTAAATGCGGACTTGGCCAAAACAGATACCAGTTCAGCATCCAGAACATGACCACAGCAACGCAGGTTCGTGCAAGCAATAAAGAGCTAACAGAAAGCGTCTGGAAGCAACGTATCGCAATCCAGGACGCCCTCACAGAGCTAACGAGATCGATTATCATTCTAGGCAAAGAGAAGTGCCACATATCCGGGCTTGATCCAGACGTTCGCATCACAATTCAATTTGACGACACTATGTTTTCAGATGAGGAAGCGGAGCGTCTAAGAATGCTTCAGGAAATCTCGGCCGGCATCCTACAGAAATGGGAATATCGCGTCCGATACTACGGAGAAGACGAACAGACCGCACGCGAGATGACCGGAGAAACAGAGAACCCGGCGGACAGAATTCAAAGTATGTTCTTCCCACAAGATGGAACACAAATCGAAGAGGGGCCAAAGGGTGAAGCCTAATGCTAGAACCGAACTACCTGCAGAACGTAGGTGACGACCTAGAAAAGCTGTATCAGGAACTGGCCACAGAAATACTGGTGGACATAGCGGAGCGGATCAAGATGAATCAGGACGCTATGACAAGCACAACGGAGTATTTAAACAACAAACTAAAGCAGCTAGGACTCCAGCAAGACTGGATTAACAAAAGGCTAGCTGAAATACTTCACACTTCCGAAGAAGAAGTCGACCGGATCATGCAACAGAGTGCCTATAAAAGTATCCGTGATACCTTCGACAGACTAGAGGCTGGAGGATACGACACGAGTGGCTTAGAATTTTCGGATCAGATCAAAAAAGGAACATCAGCACTGTGGGGAGACATCCAGAACCTTACAAGGACCACAGCTCAACTGGCTAGCGACACTTTTATGAGATACTACGACATGGCTTATCTTCAGGTATCAAGTGGAGCTTACTCACTAGATCAAGCAACCGCAAACACAATAGACAAGCTATGCAGAGAAGGCCTAACAAAGGTATCCTACCCAAGTGGTGCTCAACGATCAATCGAGGCGGCCGTTCGATTGGCAGTACGAACCGCAGTAAACCAGAACGCCCTGGCTTGCGAGAAATCGGTCATTGATGAGTTAGATATAAATCTAGTACAGACAAGTGCCCACATGGGAGCCAGACCAAGCCATGCAGCCTGGCAAGGAAAAGTATTCTGGGTAAACTATCCGGAAGGAAATTACGAGAACTTTTATGAGGCCACAGGATACGGAACAGGTGCAGGACTTGGCGGGTGGAACTGTAGGCATTCATTTACCGCATACTTTCCAGGAATAAGCGAGGATTACAACAAGCCTGTAAATCCTAAAGAAAATGACAGAATATACCAGATGGAGCAAAAGCAAAGGTCTTACGAAAGAAACATGAGAAAGTGGGACAGAGAGCGACGTGTGAAAGCCGCAGCAGGGCTAGACACGACAAAAGAGGACTACTGGTATAAATACAACAAGATGAGACTGAAAGAGCTTGTGGACGCTTCTAACGGGTATCTGAAGCGAGATTACTCAGCCGAGAAGATAGGCGGAACAAAGGGCAGACCTTACAAGCCTGTAAGAATACCGAAGAAACGAGTTACTACAAAGGCCAATGCACAAGTAAGCGATAAAGAAACGAATACAGACATACCAAAATACGAAGTTCTGTGTAATATAGACTCTTCTAAATATAAGGCACCAGAAGGCTCTAGTTCAAAAGTAATTTTGATGGATGAAAGGAAAAAGCACATAAAAGAAAGTCACCCTGAAGCGGTGGATGCTATCGTAAAAAATTTACCTAGTATTCTTACTGATCCAGACGCTGTGTACATTGAAAATGGAAAAGAAAACACAAGATGGGTAGTCAAAAAACTGGATGACCACAATGCAAAAATAACATTGAAACTATCAACAGGGGACAACGAAAAATTTCATTCAATTATTACTGGACAATTTATGAGACAAAAACAAATAGAAAAAGCTGAAAAAAAGGGCCGTATAACAAAGGTTTACTTTAAGGAAAATCAAGAGTATACTGTAAGTGAAGAAAAGCCTAAGGTGGAGGAATGATGCGTCCACACGCCGCAGTGGCCAAAAGGGACCCCGGGTAAGCATCACCGGGTGGGCTTATCTACCGTGCTAGAAATAGCGCGGTTTTTTAGTAGATAGGAGGCAGAACATGTCGGAAGACTTCAGAACGATATACAAAATTCTATCAACTCTGCAGAAATCAATGGACTATGAGGTAGTAGACATTCGAAGACTTTCAGCGGATAACCTAGACATCACAGAGCCAAAGAGAAAAGCACTTCTAGGCATGCTACTGAAAAATAGATACGTTGAGGGATTCCAGGTGATTCAATACATAGGAGACCAAACACCAAACATTGAAGGGCTAGAGGGTATCAGGATAACCCTTAAGGGACTAGAATACCTAGAAGAAAACAGCTTGATGCAGAAAGCCGCAAGACTTGCAAAAGGAATTGCGGAAGTACTATAGAACACAACTAAATAAGGACAAGAACCGTGCTAGGAATGGCGCGGTTTTTATTATGCCCTAAGCACGGCATATAAAAGGCTTGAATACCCCTCGGCACGGGATATAAAAGGCCGGACTCGATACTGGAGTGAACCAGATATAAAAAACGCAGGAGGACAAAAATGGAGTTTTTAAAAGAAATCTTAGGTGAGGAATTGTATGCACAGGTTGCAGCTAAGCTAGAAGGAAATAAAACCGTAAAATTAGCAAACCTAGCCTCAGGAGAATACGTCTCGAAAGCAAAATACGAGAGTGACATGCAAGCCAAAGAAACGCGCATTCAAGAGCTTACACAAAGCGTCAAGGATTTTGACGGAGTAGACGTAAAACAACTACAAAAAGACGTCAACGACTGGAAAACAAAATACGATCATGACTTGGAAGAAACAAAACGTGACAGCGCAATTCGTTTAGCTATCGCGAAATCTGGAACCTTATCTGAAAAGGCATTGATGGGATTACTAGATAAAGACAAGATCAAGTTTGATAAAGATGGAAAATTAACAGGACTTGACGAACAAATCGAAGCTATCAAGAAAGAAGACAGCTTCTTATTTAAGGCGGCAGAGCCAAACGAGCCAAAAAATGGGAACGACGTCGTGCTTGATGGAAATCACGAAGGAAGTCCGAAACCAGAGGCACCAACAACTCTAGCCGGCGCAATTTCAGAATACTACAAAAAATAGGAGGAACTAAAAGATGCCAATTACATTAGAGCAATCAAAAGTCGGTTTAGCCGATCACGTAGACCAGCAGGTCATTGATGAGTTCCGTAGGGACTCTTTTATTTTGGATCGTTTAACTTTCGATAATGCGGTATCACCAGGAACAGGTGGCTCGACATTAACTTATGGCTATTTGCAATTAAAAACACCATCAGTGGCTGAAGGTCGTAAATTGAATAGCGAATACACAGCAGGAGAAGCTGTAAAGACTCAGAAAACTACAAACTTAAAAATCTTTGGTGGGGCTTACGAAGTAGACCGTGTATTAGAAGACACAGCAGCAAGCTCAGAAATTGTATTCCAATTATCTCAGAAAATCATTGCAGTAAAGAACAAATTCCACTATGACTTCATTAATGGAAAGTCAACAGTCAAAGGAACTGCTGCAACAGATAACTCAGGCTTTGACGGTTTGGATGTATTAGTAAAGGGAACAAATACAGAAGAGAAAAACGCAGATGCAGCCTTTGATTTGTCGACAGCAGCAAAGATCAAAGAAAACGCAGATGCCTTCACTTTTGCATTGGATTCTTGGCTATCAGAATTCTCTGTAAAACCAGACGCTTTATTAGTAAACCGCAAGACAGCTACTGTTTTAAAAACAATCGCTAAAATGCAAGGATACTACACAAGATCAGAGGACAGCTTCGGCCAAGGCGTAGACAACTACGACGGAATCGCAATCGTTGACATGGGAGAATACTACAATGGAACTAAATCCTTGATGTGCGTACCTATCGACGAAACAACAGGAACAACAAGCATTTACGCTGCAAAATTCGGATTGGATGCCGTGCACGCAGTAAGTCCGCAAGGGCAGAAAATCATTCGTCAATATATGCCAAACTTAAGCGAACCTGGAGCCGTTAAAAAAGGTGAAGTTGAAATGGTTGCAGCAATCGTTTCAAAAGATACAACAAAAGCCGGTGTATTCCGTAACGTTCAGGTCACAGCAGTAGCCGGATAAAAAGGAGATAAAGCATGATCCTAAGCTTTGAGGAATACACAGCCTTAGGTGGAACGCTACTGGATGAAGTGGAGTACTCACAAATAGAACCAAGAACCGAAAGCCTTCTAGAATCCTACATTCGAGAGAAGATTCCATACTGGAAAGTTCAGACTTTGGAAGATTACGACATGGACCTAAAAAAAGCAGTCCTATACCAGATTGACTTCATAGAAGCTCATGGCGGCATGGATTGCTTCGTGGGTTCTAGCGATATGAACTTCATAGGCGCAACCACAAGCGGCTTCTCGTATTCCGTAGATAATGCAAAAACGATAAGGTTCCATGACATACCCTTATCAAGCCTAGCAGTATCAGAGCTCAACTACCAATTACTCAAAGCAGGACTAGCCTGCCAAGCGGTATGGTGAAAAGCCCGAGATGGCTTAGGCCGCATACAATAAAAGTCATGAACATTCTAGGCGAAGAAAATCTAGAAGAAACTACGTCAACAGTAACGATTCAACACGTAAAGGTTTCCAAAACAAAAGCCCGGACTTATGGACAAACGGGCGCCAGTAATTCCGATACGATCCTCATAACGATAGACGTGAACGATTATAAGGCGGACAAGGTTCTAGTTCCCCCTTCAGAATTTAAGACGCCAGACAAGCAGTTCACGTTCAGAACTGGGGACCGTATCGAGGTACACGGTGACATTTACGAGATCACAAATGTGAATATTCTAAATCCCTTGAGAAATACGCCGGAATTCATAGAGGTAACATGTGAGTGAGTATCATCTAAAAGTTATAGTTGATATCCCGGTGGCACAGCTACAGGCCAGAGGAACAAAAGCGCTCCGACGGTCTAGATTGAAGCTGAAGCAGCTTATCGTTCAAGACACGAACAAAAACGTGCCTATTGGAAAAGGAACGCTGAGAACATCAGCTTTAAGATGGGCGGCACAGGATAACGATTGGATCGTATGGGATACGCCATATGCACACTTCCAACATACGGGAAGAGTGATGATCGGAACCCATAGCCACAGTCCATGGGCTAAACACGGAGAAACAAAAGTCTATACAACTCGAAATTTGAGTTATAGACAAGGAGGTTCGGAGTGGTGGCCTAAAACTTTGAAAGCAAGAAAGAATGCCTGGATGGAAGGCGCTAAAAAATTTTTTAAGGAGGAATTCAGATGAGTGAAAAGAAGATCATAAAGCTGGAAGACGTAAAACAGATTGAGGACGGATTGTATAGCTTTTTTTCTTCAATCAATATCAACAACATACCGTGGTGCCTGGAGTATTTTAACGACTCCAAGCACACCGCCTTACTTTTCAAAAGTAGTGGCTACACGGAAGAAATAGAACACTATCTGGGTGGTGGCTATAGAGCTACTTACCCTTTTGAAATTTATATTCAAGCAAGCAGAAAGGACACGAAAGCACGTCTGGACTTATCCAGAATCCTGTATGCAATAGTACAGGCACTCGCGGAAGAAGAGGCGCAAGGTTTTCCAAATCTCGTGCTAGATGAAGCAACACCGCAAGATGTCGCACTCACAACGCTACCTTCAGACTACACGGGAGAAGAGGCCGCGCTTTCAACTTTCTACTGCTCTATGACATTAACCTACGAAAAGAAAGGAAGGTTTGAATAATGGCATCAGAACTACCAAACAGAGAACTCAAGGTCGAAGACAACCTACATTACGTCAAATTCACAGGCTCGGATAGCTACGTTCTAGCCAACAAGGGATTGACAAACTGGGAGCAAGCCTTGAACGCTACAACAGATGATGGGGTGCAATATATAGGAGAGGCCGGAAGCCAAAGCCAGGTTACCGGCTATGCGCCTACAGTGTCTTACGAGGGCCGAGCGTATCCAGGAGACGCATTTAACTATTGGGTGTACTTGCAAGGTAAAGAACAGATAGTCGGTTCTACTTTCGAAGAGATCGAAGTGGAAACATGGAACGAGAAAGCAGACAAATCTGGGGACTTTGTAGCTTATCAAAGAGTTTACGAAGTGCAACCAGATAACCCAGGAAGCGGAGAGGCTGGAGGCAAACTAATGTGCTCTGGAACGTTCGCACAACAAGGCGATCAGGTAAAGGGAACGTTTAACATTAAGACGAAAATATTCACCGCAGACAGAGACAAAGAGTAAAGCACTTAACAACATAAGGAGGACATCATGGAACTAAAGTTACAAAAGCAATTATTTAAAGATATCGAAATCGACGGACACAGATTCAGAGTCGATGTAAAGGACACTTCTAAGATCGAAGCCCTAGAAAATTGGGCAACTGAACAAAATGCACTTAGCAAATTCGGAAAAGAATCACTAGAGGACTGTCCTGCTTTGATTGATAAGATTCTAGGAGATGGAGCCTTTGAGACCTTATTCAAAGGATACGAAGGAAGCTCGGCACAGTTTGAACTTTGCTTCACGTTGCACAGCATCTTCCAGGATGAATTTTTAAAGGATCAGCAGGCAAAAGTCGCGGAAGAAGAAAAGAAAAATCTGGATAAAATCGACAAGCTTTGCGAATCTATGGACAAATTTAACAGAACATTAGAATATGCAAACAAACGATATGGAGGAAGAAATGCTGTGGCTAAAGAGAGAAGATCTTCCGGAAAGCGTAGACGTTAACGGAACGACCCTCCCTATCTTTGCAGACTTTAGAACCTGGGTCCGAGTTGACAGCGTTATACAAGATAACGCAATACCAGAGGAACTGAAGCTGCCCGTTATTTGTGATCTAATAGGAATCAACCCGTTCGCTTTTAAAGGTGATCAGAAAGACCTATGGGATGCAATAATGGGCTTTTATTTTTGCGGCAAAAAGCCTAGAGAATCATCTGCCAAGACAAACGGACGACAGGGCTATCGATTCGAATACGATATGGACCTTATATATGCAGCGTTTAGGCAGCAATACAATATAAATCTTTTAGACGCTAAACTTCATTGGTTTGAATTTAAGGCGCTTTTTAACGCCCTAAGCGACGATACTATGATCATACGAGTTATTGGATACAGAACCAGAGACACTTCAAATCTTAAAGGAGAAGAGAAGAGTCGCGCGCAGCGCCTAGAAAAGTATTACCGCCTGCCTGAGGACAAAGGACCAGAAAAGGAAAGAACACCGCAAGAAATAGAAGCAGAACTTCTGGCCAGATTAGAAACCTAGGAGGTTGAAAAATGGCATCAGGAGCTGATGGAACAATTAAAGTCAAACTAGGACTTGACGACAGCGAATACAAAAGCGGCCTTAGCGGAGCGCATAAAAGTGCGGAAACCTTCGCAGACAAAGTGAAGTCAACCTTCGTAGGCGCAACGGTATTCAAAGCCGCCAGCAAAGGTTGGGACTTAATATCTGGATCAATCGGGAAGGCAACCGCCCGATTAGATGCCATGCAAAAAGCTAAACAAGTTATTGGAGTTTTAGCAGGAAGCAGCAAAAAAGCTGCGAAGGTTGTAAACGAACTAAGTGACGCGGTATCCGATACGGCATACGGATTAGACACCGCTTCAAGTTCGACTCAAAAGCTAGCTACATCAGGACTCGGCCTGGATAAATCCACCCGAATGGTAAAGGACATGATGGACGCCGTTTCTTTCTACGGAGACGGAACCAATGAAGCCCTGGCCAATACAGTAGATGCAATCGCAAAGATGAATGCCAGTGGAAAAATATCTGCAGATCAATGGCAACGTTTAACAGACGCAGGAATTCCAGTCTTAAAGATTTTCGCAGAAAAGACAGGGAAGAGCATGGGAGAAGTTTCGGACGCATTCTCTAAAGGCGAAATCAGTGCGCAGGAATTCAATGACGTACTGATGGATGCACTAGAAAACGGAACCGAATCCTTTCCAGCCGTAGCCGGAAAAGCTAAGGAAATGGCCGGAAGTTTTGCAACTAGCTTTTCAAATATGTCAGCACGTATCGCAATCGGTATAGCTAACATTATCGAGGCCTTAAACAATTTTTTAACAGATAGTGGTTTACCAAATATTCAAGGAATGATTGCTGGCTTTGGATCAGTAATCAGAAACGTCCTGAATTGGATTGCCGCAGAACTACCAAAAGCACTGAATGCAATTAAGGATTTCTTCGCACCAACAGCGGAAGCAATCAAAGCTGCAGCTGAAAAGATTCAAGAAGCCTGGAACAAAGTAAAAGACACGGTCAAAGAAAAGCTAGACCCAGGAGACTCACTGAACTTTATCAAAGACGCGCTAGACAGGATCAAAGAAATTCTGCCTCAGATCGTAGAGAAAGTCGGAGAGTTCGCAGCCTCCTTCATTGAAAAATTGCCTGCAATTATAGACAAAGTACAAACTGTAGCAGATAAGATTCAGGAACTAATGCCTTTGATTGCAGCGGTGGTTGGAGCCTTTGCAACCTGGAAGGGGATCAAAGCGGTAAGCGATATAGCTAAAACAATCGGTGACGCTGGAAAGAAGATCAAGACATTCGGACATTTAGTATCACAAGGTTCTGGATTGATTGATGGCCTAGCCTACGCCGCATCATCAGGAACAGGCGTGATTGCAAGTATGGCCGAAGCCTTTACACTAGCCGGCGGAGGGCTAGAAGGACTAAGCGCAGCACTTGCAGTGATCGGTGGCCCTATCACCTTGGTGATCGTAGCTATCGGAGCACTAGTAGCGGCGTTCGTATACCTTTGGAATACGAGCGACAGTTTCAGAAATTTCTGGATTGGCGTATGGAACAAAGTAAAAGAGACCACAGGAAAAGTCGTAGATGCTATCGTAAATTTCTTTACGGTAACAATACCGCAGGCGTGCCAAAGCTTTATTGATGCAGCACAGAACCTGGCTACACAAGTAGTTCAATTCTTTACGGTTACCATTCCAAACGGCGTACAAACGCTTGTGACGAACATTCAAACGTTTTTCGGATCAACGATACCTTACTGGATCGGATACGCCGTAGGATACATTCTAGGAAAGTTCGTAGAGTGGGGTTTAAGACTTGTACAATTCGCGACGCAAGACATTCCGCAGTTTATATCGAAAGTAGTGGATTGGTTTAAGCAGCTACCAGGCCAGATCTGGACTTGGCTACTAAACACAATCAACAAAACAGCTGAATGGGTAAGCCAGATGATCCAGAAAGCGATTCAGGCAGGGCGTGACTTTGTATCAAATGCGATCAACTTTATTTCACAATTACCCGGTAATGTATGGACATGGCTATCAAATACGATCAGCAATGCCGCAAGTTTTGCAAGTCAGTTTGTACAGCAAGCAATTCAAGCAGGACAGAATTTCTTTAGTGGGATTGTAAACAAGGTAAAGGAAATACCGGGACAGATGCTATCTATTGGCTCGGATATAGTAGGTGGAATTAAACGAGGAATCAGCAACGCATGGAGCGGATTGACTGGATGGCTTGGAAACATGGCTAAGGGCCTTATTGACGGCGTAAAAGGTGCCTTAGGAATCGGGTCGCCTTCAAGACTGTTCGCAGATCGTATTGGTAAATGGATTCCGGCCGGAATCACGCTAGGCGTAGAAAGAGCTATGCCAAAGGCTAAGGCCTTTATGGGACGCATGTCTAGTGATTTACTAGAAGCGGCTAACATGGACAGCCTAACTTCAAGATTGGCTTTAGAAGGCAATCCTGGAGGCCTAGGAAGCAGCTTAGGCAATACAGTCGTCTATCAAGTAGATCAGACTATAAATTCAGCGAAGGAGCTAAGACCTAGCGAAATTGCGCAAGAAACAGAAAGAATGGTTAGGAGGTTAGCATGGGCGTAACAGTAATATACACAAACAGCCTGGGGAAATCAGTTGAGTTTTCCGAGGCCTCAGGCATCCGACTAACAACACTAGACGGAATCTCTAAAAATGAGATCACTTTATCAGAATCAAGCGTTTCAAATCAAATAGGGACAACGGTGTCCGGGGCTTCTATTGAGCCCAAGGACATCACCCTAGAGGGGCGCTTTAAATACAACGCAGACACTAGAAAAAGACTTCTAGCGGTAATCCTTCCTGGAGTATCAGCAACACTGCGTTATATCAACACAAGAGCCGGAGTCGATGTATACTGGAAGGTTGAACCTAAAACGACGCCAATTATCACACTCAATGAAACCTGGCAGAAATTCCAGATTGTATTGAGAGTCCCATTCCCATACGCAAGACGTGCAAAGGAAACAAAGGTGACTTTCCAGAGATTGAGGTCGCTCTTTAAATTTCCTCGCTCTTTTTCAAATACAGAGCCCTGGAAAATATCAGAAAAAATTCTAAGTCCACTGGTAACAGTCGACTATAAGGGGAGTATAAACACAGGCTTCCTTTTGACTATGAAAGCGGAGGCAAAAGTGAAGAATCCGAAAATTCTAAACGTGTTTACTCAGGAGCATATAGCCTTCGGACAAGTAGCAGACCTAGAAATGAATTTAGGTGACGTGCTAGAAATAAGTACTTTCGCAAACGAGCAATACTGCCACTTGATACGAAACGGAAAAGTAGAAAACATTTTCTGGATGACAGACTACGATTCCGAGTTTTTCCAGATTCAACCAGGAGAAAACGTACTGAAATATACAGCAGAGGAAAACCCCGGAAGCCTGGATGCACTTCTACGGTTTGAAGAAGTACTGGCGGGGGTATAGATATGCACTATTATGTTTACGACAGAGAAGGAAAACGACAAGGGCCGCTCCAGAACATAACCAGCGTGCAATGGAACCCAAAATATTATGAAACAGGAAAAGCTGAGATTCATGTGGAATATACGGACTTCAATACAAGATATCTACAGAAATGGAACCGAATCGTTTGCAAGGAAAGAAACGAGATTCTCTTTATAGAATCCGTAGAAAGACTTGCAAAAGAAATTGTAGTACTCGGTCATATGGACAATTTGGAGGACCGTATAAACCTCTATACCTTGACCGTTCGAAATGTAGAACAATCGTTACTCGGTAATTTTGAAAAGAACAAGCGCGGATTGGATATAGTAATCGGAAAGAATACAGGCCTTCCCGGAAAACTTGAGAACGCATCCGACACAACATACGACACGCTCAGGACCATGGCTCAGAAATACTGCCATCTAGTAGGCTACGGATACAGAGAAGTTCTAAAAGGGACTACACTGAATTACTTCGAAATCTATGCTGGATCAACAAAAAGCAAGTTGAGGTTTTCGGATAGACTCGGAAACCTAATCTCGCAGACTTTTATCGAGGATATATCAGGGTATAAAAACTATGCTTACGTGTACGGTGAAGAATCTGGATTAGGACGAAAATGTGTGACTGTAGATCTTCGAATAGGAGACGAGCCGAGAATGGAACTGTATGTGGATGCCAGAGATTTGCAGTCTACATATACTGACGCATCAGGTAACGAGCAAACCTATACGGAAGAAGAATACAGCAATTTGCTAAAAGAGAGGGGTCTTAGTAAGCTAGCAGAGACTAGAAAGGGCTCTTCTAAATTTGAATTTGAAATTGATGCGGACGACAAGAAGGCCATCCTTCAAAAGGACTTTGACCTAGGAGACGTGATACCATGTTTAAGTTTTAAATTCAATTTATTTACGTTTGCAAGAATAGCAGGCCTTAAGTTTGTAGAAGAAAGCAATTTACAGACGCAGGTCGCTCTTGAACTAGAACTTGTAGAGGTTCGAGAAAACGCAATAAAAATGAAAGGAGAGGGCTCATGACAGCATACCCTTTAGACAATACGGAATATCTGGCAGAAGATCTGCGGATGTTCCATGCCGGGCGAACACCTGGCCTTTTTAATATCACCGGTGAAGATTTTGAAGTAAAAATTGCCGGTGGTATGAATATATCAGTAAGTAATGGGCTAGCCTTTTTGAAGACATCTAGTGACGGAATAGGCGGTATCGTTTACTCACCTAAAGCCGACACTACCCTAACAGCAACCGTCGCTACGAACTACACTAGATACGACTACGTGGCCATTCGATATGATAAGATCAGCAATTCATGCGGTCTTGTATATCAGAAAGGAACACAGTCAATGCCTACGCCTATTCGAAATCTAGAAGAATACGAGCTAATCATTGCGATTGTAGCTTTAAAGGCATCAGCTGGAGAAATCACGCAAGAAATGATTCAGGACGTAAGACTTGACGAAAACTACTGCGGTCTAACGGTTGATACTTTAACGCGAGTACCAACACAAGAACTATATGATCAATTCCAAAGTTTCTATGAAAGAATCCAGAAAGAAAATGAGGACACTCAATACGCCAACGGCGAGAAATTCAGAAAATGGTTCGAATCTTTAGAAGAAACGCTTCAAGGTGAAGTCGCAACAGCATTAGCTGGACGCATTCTAAGCCTAGAGAATATGCTTCTAGATAATCACATTTATACAGAAGTCATGGCGGATGCAGACACAACGTTAACTGACGAGGAAGGCTCAAACGTTCTAGCAGATTGGAAGTACCAGGTTCAGTAGGTAAGATCATGAGACAAGGGACAACACCAACTCTGGTCATTCACACATCTGGAATCGAGCTAGAGAAACTAACAAGTCTATATTTAACGATTGAACAGAACGGGACTATTCTAACAAAAAGAATGGAAGACCTAGTGATTGAGGAAAATACTGTGGCCGTAACGCTAACCCAGGAAGAGACACTTCAATTTATACCTGGACGATATCAGGTACAAATTCGAGCTATCACCGAAGAAGGAACGGTCATAGCTTCCCCAATTCTAACCCGTCCTGTTTATCCGGTTTTATATAAGGAAATCATAGAATGATGAAAGATGAATTTAGTATCAATCTAGCCGAGGAAAACGAAAGCCTGGGGTTTGATTTAAAAGAGCAATACGTCGCAGGAACAAGCGACTACAACAAACTGAAAAACAAGCCAACTCTAAACGGTAAAGAGATCATAGGAGCTATGGAAGAAGAGGACCCAACAGTTCCAGCATGGGCGAAAACAGAGACAAGACCGGTATATACACCGGAGGATATTGGAGCTATGGCAGAAGGCTCTGTAACTTCGGTATCAACAAATGAATTAGATGAAATATGGAATAGTTTATAAGGAGGAAAAAAGAATGGCTATTGAATATTTAGATAAGAGTGGATTAACTCTATTAATCAGCAAAATTAAAACTGCATTAGGTGGAAAAGTTGATGTGGAAAGCGGCAAAGGCTTATCGACAAATGACTATACAAGCGAAGAAAAAAGCAAATTAAGTGGTATCGCAAGTGGTGCTCAAGCGAATGTGATTGAGTCTGTAAAGGTTAACGGTACAAAGGTTGAACCAAGCTCAAAAGCCGTAGATATTTCAGTGCCAACAAAGGTATCACAATTAGCAAATGACAGCGGCTTTCAAAATGCTACACAGGTTAATTCAACGATTGCAGGAAAAGGATATCAAACGCAATCACAAGTACAATCGTTAATTAATTCGGCAGTAGGAAACATCGCATCTATTAAGTATGAAAAGGTAAGTTCATTACCTGTTACAGGCTCAAATAGCGTTATCTATTTAGTTGCACATTCGCATGGAACGCAAGATATTTATGATGAGTATATTTGGATTGCAGACACTAAAACGTTTGAAAAGATTGGTAATACAGATATTGATTTATCAGGATATGTTAAGAGTTCAGGATTAACTGCAATTAGCACAAACGATTTAAGCACAATGTGGGGTTAGTATATGGCTTTCCTATTCAAAGACAAAGCTTCTATTCAGTGGCTTGTCGATAGAATAAAGCATGTAACTACATCACATAACGCATTGAATCAAATGGTGATGAACAATCACTTTACTACAAATTTGAGCGCAACAAGCGCTCAAGATTTAGTAGATGAAAAAGGAAATACAATCTTAGCCGATTGGTCTTATGAAGTAGCAAGTGGAGTAGTCGGCACGGATTGGACATATAAAGTCAAGGAGGAATAGAGAATGCCAGGGAAGCAAGTAACAGAGCTAGACGCATTGCCTAGCTTTACGGATACAAGCTTACTACCTGTGCACAATGGCGCAGGATTGAAAAAAGGCTTATTATCGCAACTAGCAAGCTATTTAGGAACTAAATTCAGTAATCCGAATTTATTGATTAATCCGGATTTCAAAATCAATCAAAGAGGTTCTAGTACATATACGACAACGTCAGAATCACCAATTTATACAGTAGATAGATGGATGCTTTCAAGAGGGAAAGCAACTGTAAATTCAGATGATACTGTAACTGTAACGGCTACAGGTGGAACAACTAATAAAGAGGGATACTTCCAACAAAAATTAGAGAATGCAATTAGTGGCGCTTATACGGTATCAATGGAAGTAGTAAGTATTTCCGGAACTGTAAGGATTGCAATTGACGGAGAATGGAAAACTGTAACTAGTGGAAAAAATGTTTTTCAAGGAGTTAACTCAAGTAATAACTTTAATTCGGTAGATTTACAATTAGCAGTTGGAGCAAGTATAACGCTTAAATATATGAAACTAGAACAAGGTAAAGTAGCAACTACGTTTGTAGCTCCAAATCCGGCAGATGAGTTAATTAAGTGTCAGAGATTTTATTTTAAAAGATATTATTATTATGCATTTTATTCCGGAACTGCAAACTTTACATACATATTCTCAGACACAATTCCTGGTATGAGAATTAAACCTACAGTAAACTTTGCAAACACTTCTAACACCGGTTTAACAAGAGTCGTTGTTCAATTAGACACTACCGCAAAAGACCTTACGTTACTTATTCAAGCCGTAACAAGCAAGGTTGGAAATTGCAACGTAGGTGGAACAATAGCCTTAGATGCAGAAATCTATTAGGAGGAATTATGATGAACGACGAATATAAAGTATACGTATCCTTACAAGATGGATACATCACATCTATTAATTCAGAAATCTTTTTATCACAAGAAGAAATGTCAACTATGACAGAGATTGACCAAGGACAAGGTGATAAATATGCTCATGCTCAAAGTCAATATCTAGAAAAAGGATTAGTTGATGAAAAAGATCGATACAATTATAAATTTGTAGAAGGTAAAGTGGTTGAAGTCGCGGAAGAAGAAAAGCCAACAATCAAAGAACCAGAGCAACAAGCAACCGCGCAGGATAAGATTGAGGCACAAGTCATGTACACGGCCATGATGACAGATACGCTTCTAGAAGAAAACGAGGCTTAATTTATGTTTGAAAAAATCAAAAGATTTTATGATCTAAAACTATATACAGATAAGCAGGTAAGAAAATTCTGTGAAAAAGGAATCATTACTGCTGATCAGTATAAAAAAATTACCGGAGAAACATACTAACACTGGAAATAAGAAGGAGCTAAAAAGCTTCTTCTTTTTCATAAATAGAAGGAGGTCCAGAATATGAGAAAAGGACAAAAATTTACAAAAGGCGGATATCAGCTTTTAGGCTTTCCGATGGAGTACATGAATGTAACTCAAGGAAACAACGTAGGAACACACCTAGGAACAAACGCCTTAGACAACGCAGGAAAGGACACAGGAATTGACGAAACAATCGCACCGTGCGATTGCCACCTAGTAGCCTACGACTCGGCAAGAAACGGAAATGCAGTATTCCTAGAATCAGACAAGAAAGTTCTATTTAGAGACGGAACGATCGACTTTGCCACATTTATGTTTATTCACGACAACTATATCGAGGATATCAAGAAAGTAAAATACTTCAAACAAGGTGACACTTTCGGAGACGAAGGGACAATGGGATACGCTACAGGAAACCACAGCCACATGGAAGTCGCAAAAGGTAAATTTACGCACTGCTATGACCGCAATGCACAAGGCACTTATCATCTTCCAAACAACGTGTCCGCAGACCTTGCATTCGTAACAGACGGAACTGTGATTTTAAATAAAGGATCATTCGCAAACTGGACAGATTCAAGTCACGTGCCATTCAATCAAGGAGGCCAGACTTCTACGGGATCAGCATCCGTGCTAAACGGTATCCCTTCAGACTTTGTATACGAAAAAGCTACATTCTATCCCGCTTGTACAATCAAGATCAGACGCGCGCCAAGCCTAAAGGGACAAGATACAGGCCTAACATATATCAAAGGGCAACATGTAAACTATGACGGGTACGTTCGTCGAGAAGGCTACGTGTGGATCAGCTGGATTGGTGGCGACGGAACACGACGATGGATGGCCGCCGGAGAATTAAATTCGGCAGGAGTAAACGTAAAGCCATACGGAACATTTAAATGGAAAGGATCAGCAATAGAACACAATGAACTGGAGAATAAATAGAAGATATCAGACACCTCTACGCCCAGACTTCGCACATTTTTTAATCGAGGAGCAAGGACTGAGCGACAGACAGAAAAAAGTTGTATACCAGCTAAGAAGCAAAACGCAAGACTCGCAATGGCACTACCAGGACGCAGGCATGTCAAAAGATGAATTCGAAGAAACCGTCAAAGATTTAAACGACTACTACTGGGCCCTTTTGGTTGATATGGCCTTCGGATTCTACAAGCTAAAGAAGGACAAAAGAGGGACGGTACCAGACATGAAAATATAAGAGAATATAGGTGAAAAGAGGTAGAACACAATGAACACACCATACTTCAATAATTTCATGCCGCAGCCTGGGCAGTTTGGAATGCCACAGATGCAGGCACCAACCCAGCAAATGAACCAGATTCAGTTTGTAAACGGAATCGAAAGTGCTAAAGCTTTCACTCTAGGCCCGAACCAGTCCGTGATTTTAATGGATAGTAACAAGCCCGTTTTTTATCAGAAACAAGCAGACGCAAGTGGCTTCTGTACAATCAAGGCCTATAGCTTCCAGGAAGTGAAAGAAGATCAACCGGAAGACAAGTACCTAACGAAGGCAGAATTCAAGGAATGGCTTTCAAAGGTACAGAACGCGAGAGGAGGCAACTGTCATGAATCCACTACTTCAAAATAGACCAGGAGGAAACGGAAACATGCTGCAACAATTTCAGCAATTTAAAAAGATGCTAGGGACGCAGGACCCGCAGCAACTTCTAAACGAGCTGATGGCCTCCGGAAAATTTACGCAGGCTCAACTGGATCAAGCCAAACAAATGGCGGAACAGTTCAAGGGCTTTCTAAAATAGGATTTTGCAAAATCAAGATAGATAAGAAAGGAGAACACACATGGACAACTTATCATTATCTGATATCGCTTCTGTAACTGGAAACAAAGATGGATTTCTAGAAGGAAACGGAATTATCATTCTAATTTTATTCTTTTTGATTTTTGGATTTGGTGGCGGAGCCTGGGGAAACAACCAGCAAGGCACACAAGCAGAGGTTCAGCGCGGATTTGATACACAAGCTATTATTAGTAGGCTAGACGGAATCACAAACGGAATTTGCTCAAACGCATACGAAAACGCGCAGCTAATCAACCAGATGAACGTGAACCAGATGCAAAACGCAAATCAAACACAGATGGCCATGATGAATGGCTTCAACGGTGTAAATAGTTCTTTATGCCAAGGTTTCGGAGGAGTACAGGAAAGCATTAACAACCTATCTCATCAGATGGAACAATGCTGCTGCAACTTAAAGACTCAAATGATGCAAGACAAATATGATGCCTTGAAAACTCAATATGATCAAAGCTTGCAGGCAATTTCAAACAGCGTACAAACTCATAACATTTTGAGCCAATTAGGACGATATTACACAAATCCGCCTTACTACCCACAATACGGAACTTACTACCCAGCAGGCGCTACAGTAGCCTAGAGGTAGAGACATGATCCAAGTCGTCAACACGACAAGCGCAACACTAGCAGCCGGCGCAACGATCCCACCTGGAACGGTTCAGGCTCGGACAAACAACAGAGTCAATCTAAACGGAAACGCTCTGGAGATCGTAAAACCTGGAACATATAAAGTGGATGGAAACTTCGTGATTTCAGCAACTGCAGCGGGAACAAATCAAGTGCAACTTTACGCCAACGGGACAGCAGTCCCGGGAGCCCTAGCACAAGTAACAACAACCGCAGCAGACAACGTGATCACTCTTCCAGTATCCGCTGTCATTCAGGCAGCACCAGCTGCACCAGGAAACAAGGTCGCTCTAACGTGGGTTACATCAGCAGCCGGAACTCTGATCAACGCATCAGAAACGGTTTCTAGAATAGTATAGGTGATTGAAGGCATGCCAGACGGCGTGCCCTTTTTAGTAGGAGGTAACGAGAATGAGTAGACTTACAAACAAAGCATGGTGGGAAGCAGCAGGAGTTCGAGCAATCAAAACAATGGCTCAAACGGCGCTAGCCTCTATCACCGTAGGCGCAGCCGTTCCGGACATTAACTGGATGTACGCAGCAAGCACAACGGTCGTGGCAGGCGTATGCTCAATTCTAACAAGCCTAGCAGGTTTGCCAGAAGTAAACGAGGACGAATAATGACTGATACAATTCTGGTTGCGATCATATCCGGACTTTGCGTCGGAGTACCTTCAGTCCTAGCAACTTGGACCAGCAACTCCAAACATTCAGCATTGCTGGATTACAAGGTAGAACAGATGGACAAAAAGGTCGACAGCCTAGCAAAAAAGATCGAAAGCCATAACGAGCTAGAAAAAGAAGTGGCTACACTAAAGGAACATGTCAAAGACCTATCGGAACGGATCAAGGGAATGCTTGAAAAATAGCGTTCCCTTTTTTTATTTTCTGCTTTATTTTTCGCTGTTTTGCTTGCTTTATGTACTGTAATACATTACAATATGAGTGTAAAAAGAAAGAGAGATAGAACACAATGACAAACACAGAAAACCTTGAAGCACTAGAAACACAAATTCAAAACTGGATTGAAAAGCAAAACAGAATCGCAAAGGAAATTCAATACGAACTAAATGCAATCGAAAGAGAAGAAAGAGACATTGACTTCGGAAAAATCAGAAAACTAGCTTACGAAGCGGACGTCTATGAAACATTGATTCAAGAATCACAACGCCAGATTCAAGCAATAGAGGAGGAAGCATAACATGACTAGAGAAGAAGCAGTGATGAGACTAAGAGAAGACATAATGGATCAATTGTATTACAATGAACACATGATGACAGTAAAGGAAGTAGCAAACTGGCTATACAAGCACAATTGCGACGAAGACGCTAAGGACGTACTAATGGAAATAATAGAAGACTAAGGAGGACACAGACCTATGGGAATTGGAAAGAACGTAAAAGCACTAGCGAAAGACAGAGGGCTCAACCTTATCGAATTATCTAAAAAAAGCGGAGTGCCATTAAATACTATTTACACGTTAACGAGGGAAGACCCGAGAAACGCTACAATGCGCACTCTTGATAGATTGGCGGAAGCTTTGAAAGTTGACGTGAGGACACTGCAAACCGGTATAGAATTTACACCAGAAAAGGACAACAGACCAGAAAGAGTCAAAGAAAAAGAAGGCAAGCTGACAAAATTAATTCTGGATATAATAAAGACACTAAGTACACCAGAGGACATAGACTGGGTGCACATAGAAGACATGGTGATAGAAGCTGAGCGATTAGACAACGAAATAAAGGAGGAGAAGTAAGATGGCAGTATCAGAGGCAAGAAAAAGAGCAAATCAAAAATGGAGCGATAAAACATACAAGATCAAGACCTTCAGGCTTCACCTAAAACATGACGCAGACATTCTGGAATATCTAGACACAAAAGAGAGCGTCAACAGATACCTGAAAGATCTGATCAGAGAAGACATAGAACGACAAAAGAAAGAGGCCGAGTAG